TTTAAAGATAAATACATATCCCAGCCATCTGTGCATTTAAAAAGTAAACTGAATAACTTACTTAACACTCTTTCTTCACTGGACATTATTTCTTTCGAAATATAATGGGAACCAAAACATAATTGGTGTATCATACGATCTTTATTCAAATATCTTCCATGCGCGTCAATGTAATGACCGAGAAAGTAGATTCTGTCTCCACGCTTAAAGATTTCGCTTTTCTCGATACTTATCTCCAGCCCGAACGTCTCTTTGTAAAATATCGCTATTTCAGATATAGTAGTAGACTTGTCCATTGCTAAAATGTTATCGTCACCATGTACTGTATATTGGTCTTGACAGAATATTCTCCCAGTAGTAGTTATTCCATAATATAAGATACAAAACATTGAAACAAATGAACCAAACAGGTTTGTGAGTGTTGAACCAGAAAGTAATCCTCTCTCTTTCTTAAATACTATCGACTTACGATTTTGCGATAATAATACTTTGGCCCCTAAATGATAATCAATAATTCGATTCAAAATTATTTCTTCTCGAGGATTAAGCTTAAGATGAGATTTAGTCCATTCAAAAATGATTTTTATCAAATCATTACTTATATTCATATCGAAACCTTTAATATCTAGAGAGTATGTTAAACAGTAGTTTTGACAATTTCGATATCGCCGAAGCAGGTTTGGCCAAATATTAGCATAAGCGTAAGGAGTATCTTTGTATTTTTCGAAGTGTAGGAAAAAGGAATCATAGATAACGCGCTCCATTGTCTGAATGTAATGCGGCAACGGATAAAATTGCCTGAACTTAACTTTATTTGAGCGATTAATTTGTGTTCTCCACTGGGTGGCGATGAGTGCACTGTTCATAAAGTTTAGTTCCTGAGCCGTGCATGTGTACTTGAACTGCTCCATAATATGACTTTTGTTTTCACCTTTTGGTGTTCTATAGTCTGGAAAACTTGAAGAGGTACTATTTGGCATCCTTTCCACTGCCTGAGAAAGGTGTGCTACTCGGAACCGATGACCCATAAGTGCAGTTTGTTTCGACATGTGGTGCAGTACTCTTTGAACACGAGTAGTGTCTAACTTGATTTGGTTTGGTTGGCTCATGCTATTTAAAACTTCACTACGGTTTTGTTCACATATCTTATCTACATCAACCGTTTCCAAATATTCTTTCATTTTTTC